TGTAATATACTGTGGGATAGTTCTTTCACGTCTGGCGTTTCTTGCCAATGCGACTTCTAAACTTGTATTAACAAATACCATATAACTATCATAACCAAGTTGTTGTAACATGTTATGGTTTCTAGCAATTACATCATAATCTCTACCTGTACTATCAATTACTAAACCAAGTCTGCCTTGTACATATTTATCTAATTGTGAAATAGCAGTTTGTTTTGCACGGTTTCTAATTATGTTTCTAAAGTATTCTTCTTCATCTGGCATATTTAAAGATAGATTTGCTTTCTTTAAGTTTCTTTCAAATGTAGTATCTGAATTTACTACTTTTAAACCTGTACCTGCAAATGCTGATTGAGTTACAAAGGTTTTACCAGAACCAGGACCACCTGCTAGAAAGAACGCTTTGAATATACCTGGGTCATAAACGCCTTCAGATAAATGTTGTATAAAACTATTGACCGCCATTTTCTATCCTTCTTATAATTTCTTTTGCTGTTTCTTCAGGTGTACCGCCCTCAGCACTTACACTAATAAAGTTATCTTTTTTTCTAAAGTATTCTACAACAGGACCTGTTTCTTTTTTGTATAGTTCTATTCTGTTGTTTATAATCTCTTCCGTATCGTCTGCTCTGCCTCTTGCAAGTAATCTACGTAATACTTCTTCTCTACTTACATCTAAAAATACTGCATAATCATAACCTATTTCATTCTTCTCCATGTCTTCAACTTGTTGCATATATCTAGGCCAACCATCTAATACATAACCTTTTGGTGATTGCTCTACTTTGTCCTTAATTAACTCTAATACTATTTCATTAGGAACAAACTCACCTCTATCAATAATACTTTTTGCAATCTTACCTATTTCTGATCCTTTTTCTACTTCTTTTCTTAACATTCCACCTGGGTAAATGTGAGTAATATCATATTCTTTAACAAGGTATTCTGTATATGTTGATTTACCTGAACCAGGTCCACCTAACATAATAATTCTTTTACGACCCATTGCCTCAAATATAAAATCTCTAAAACTTTTCATCCTTTTATCCAGTTCTTAGCAAGTGTAAAGTTAGCAGTACTAAACTCTAATCTATCTACTAGTTTTACTGCGTTGCCCATTCTATCTACAGCAACGTAACCTTCAGGATTAGTTACTACAAAACCATTACCTTTTTGTAGAAACGTTCCCATTGATTTAATTTGATTCATTTTACTAACTAAAAAGTTCTTTACTCTTTGTAAAGTTATGTAACTAGCAATTGCAAAGTAAATATCATTTTCATTGCTATCAATAAATCTTAAACCATCGTTTCTTATTTGTTCGTATTTCTTTTTAGCATTAGCAGTTTTTTTCTTTGACGCTTCGTCATCTAATACTTTAGCGTAATATGTTCTAAATTCTGATTGTAATTTTCTGACATTCTGTATAGATTGTCCTGCTCTTATTTGTGTATTGAAAAATATTTTTAATCTCATACCTACTGACAACATATTAGTTTGTCTTTTTAATAAGTCTAAAACTTTTTTACCTTTTGATATTGATCCCATTGCCATTCTTAACATACTATCATACTGAGCGCTTTCTGTTGTTGTAAATGTAGCAACACCAGATGAGTCTTTATAACTTGCGTCATCAAAAAATACTGCTGGCGTCTTTGCAAAACGATTTACATTGACGCCAAAACTTGCTTTGAGATCGGTCATCTTTCTGCCTGTGTAAGAAGTGTGAAAAATGATACCTAGTTTAGCTCTTTTGATTCTACGTGCAAGGTCAGTATTCTCTGGTACAGCGTATGTTATAGTATTAGGTGTAAATGCAAGAGCATCCTCACCTCTTATAGATACGGACTTAATGTCGCCAGGTGTAAATAACAAGTCGCCTTGTACAACACCTCGTATACCTAATTTTGGTAATTCTTTTAAACATACAGATAGTTTATCTACTAAACCACCTGCGTGATTTTTTCTAATGTCTGATTGTGTGTAATTGATTTTAGGAGTTACGTTGAATACAGATTTTGATCCTACAAAAAATCTGCCGTTTTCAGGATTAATACCACAGAATACAGCAGGTGCACCATCCCATTTAACAGATACATTTAATTTTCTACGAGATGAACCAACAAGCATGTTTCTTATAGATTTAAGAAACTCTACAGCATTGACACCACCTTGGTATCCGTTATTAATAATTTCGTCTTCTAAATGTTCTAAATGAGTGTTCTTTGCCTCATTTAAGTATTGTTTAAAACTATACATTTTTCTCCCACTATACCCATTATAACAAAAAATTGTGCTTTTGTCAAGCAAAAAATATCAAATAATCCCATAATAAATCACTTCTTACTAGACTATTTATACTATTTTGCTATTACAAATTTACCTGATAGGGGAGTCCTTGATGTTATGTACTCAAACATCAATCTTAATACTTTATTGCCTTCGTCTTTTTTGTTTTCTGCAAAAAACTTTTTAAGTATAGGCATAACTTCGTTGATAACATATATGGCACTTATAGCGCCTCTCTCATAATCAAATCTTGGTTTATCTTTTCTTAAATATTCTATTTTTTTTAATGCGGCAAAGTATTTTTGTTCACCTTTTTTATACTTGTCAAGTATTATTTTTGCAATATCTGGATTTACAAAGTGTATAATTTCTGATAATACTTTCATAGAACCAATTGAACCACCTCTTGCCTCTGCCTTTGAGAATATAGCTTCGGCAACAAATCTTTTTGCACTAGGGTCGTGTCTTAATTTTATATCACCACCAGACTCTAATAGTACTCTCATATCTCTAGTGTTACCTTTTGTAGGATACTTAACGTTCTTATATGGTTGCCAATCTGTTACACCTTTTATAGCAACTTTTTTGATATACTTTATTTCTTCTTTTCTATCAAAGTTTACCATCTGTAGTATGGCTTCTTTTGTTGTCTTTTTAAGTGATAGAGGAAATAGATCACCACTATCTATTAGATCAGATGTAATTATATTAAGATTTTGAAAACCATAAACTTTTTCTTTTGCACCTTTTAGTTCTTCTTTTAGTGCTTTTTTAGCTTTATCTGTTGCAAGATATATATCTGCAGGATTCCATTTGTTTAAATTACCAAATTTAGTTTGTGATTTATAACCTGACTTGTTTGCTATCTTAAATAACTTCTCTATAGTTCCCATTATTTCTTGGTCACCTCTATAGTAAAAAATATTCTGAAAGCCTTGTTTAGCTATTTTAAAATCGGGATCTATTTTAGTTATGTCGTTGATTAATTTTTTTGCAATCTGTAAAGATGATACGTACCATTTGGTATCTTTCTTTAAAAATAATTCTAAATCATTTAAAAATACACCAGGTGTTTCTATGTTCTTATGAGCTGCTTGTAAAGTAGCGTCTTTGATTTGACTTCTAAAGTCTGTATAATCAGGATACTTTTTAGGGTCAAATAATTGATTAGTTTTTTGAACACCTATGTAATCTGCAATTGAACAAAATAGTGCCTGTGATGATTCTGCTAGTGTTGTTAAGTCTGCCATACATATATTTATCTACGGCCTCTGCTTCTTGCTGGCGAATTATAGTTTGTTTTCCCTTTATCTGCGATCTTTTCTGACTCACTTCTACAATCAAAAAAAGGTGGGAAACCAAAGACACCAAACGTTTTATTCTTATTTTGAAATTTTGTTAACTTCTTAACGTCTTCCTCAAAGAAAGATTCTTGCAATACGAGTTTACTAGGCATTTCAACGCAACGCCATATAATGTCACCTTTGTTCTTAACCATTTCTGTCTTGTAGTAGATAGATGGTTTTCTTTTTCTTACTTTAGCCATTCTTCTTTCCTTTGTTCACGTGAGCATGAGAACGCACAAGGTTCAGGTATGTTTTTTGTATCCTGACTTTCACTTGCCTCTTTTAGTTTATTGTACAAATCTACCCAATGTTTATTATTGGTTATATCTGCAAGTGAATTGTGTTTACTTATCTCACTAGACTCTACTAGTTTTTTAAGGGTAGGGTTTTGTAAATATTCTGGATTGTCAACATAACAACAAGGTAACAATTGATTTCTATTAGTTATAGCCAATTCAATATCTCCTGTTATACATAATGGTTTAAATTTTTTTTTCAAAATGTAGAGTCCAATCTATTGTTTCTACTAGGCATTAATTCATCATACGTGCCATCTTTATTTTTCATATCTGTTAAAACATTATCACTATACCACCTAGATGATTTCATAAGAACAAAACGTAAACCATTTTCTTTTGCCATTCTCTTTGCTTGTCTTTGATGATTTTCGTTGTATTTAAATATAATGTATTGCCAAATGGGTGCTTTTGTAAGTATTTTTTTTCCTTCAAGCATAACTTGAAATATTTTTTTACCATCTTGGTTTACTCTATACTTGTGACTTTCTTCTGGTAAACCATCTAAACCAAATTGCCATTCTGTATCAGGATCAGCTTCAAATGCTTTTATATACCATGATATAGGTTTAAAAGATGAGGCAGTTTGTACTCTAGTTTTGATGTTATATTTTCTACATAACTTTAATGTTTCAATTAATTTAGGATAGTGAATGGGGTCTGACAATTGACCACCGAAACCAATGTACGTGTTTCTTGTAAGTTTTTTTGTTTTGCTATCGTATATATCTTTTGGTATTTGGTCTAGGTGTTTAATTGCTAATTCTAAAGTCCTCATAGGTAAATCTTTACCTGGAACTTTATTGCCATATCTGCCTGTGTAAAATTGTTGTCTTTGACACCTCGGGCATTCTAAAGCACACCTATGTGATAGGTCAATAAGTATTTCTCGTCTATTAAAAAACGTTTCTGTTCTCATATATTGAGTATCAATTTAGCTTCTTCACTTAACATCTCTCTACTAAATGGCGGAGTATGTGTCAATATAATTTTTACATTACCCTCACCTGCTACACGTTCTACTGCCTCTTTAATATCTTTTTGTATCTGGTCTGCCATAGGGCAAAGCATAGAGGTTAGTGTGTGGGTGATTGTAACTTTTTCTTCTTTTATATCAATATCGTAAATCAAGCCTAAATTAAATACATCAACAGATGGCATTTCAGGATCGTAAACTTTTTTTAATTCTTCTATTATTTTATCTTTCATTAAATTTTAAAGTCTGAAAACTTATCATAGACCTCAGCAGATTGTGGTCCTGATGGTTTTTCAATCTTCTCCTTACTCTCTTGGTTACTATCTACAATCTGTTGAGCAGATTGTTCTACATCATACAATCTCATCTTACTTCTATCTACACCAATTATAAATGCACGATTGACAGCAGGATCATTGTATCTGTTCTTTAATTGTTTAACTTTAATTTGACCAAGTTCTTCAAGTTCATCATTTGAAATAAGAGCAAACATGAAGTCAGCAGTTGCAGGAAGACCAAAACTTTCTGAAGTATCTTCAAGTCCTACGTCACTTGATAGATAACCAGATCTGGTTGTTTGAGTAGCAGATACAATAGGTACATCATATTGTACTGCAAGACCTCTTAATTCTTCAGCAATTGCTTTCACATAAAAGTATGAAGATATATTGCCACCTTTAAATCTACTAGATGAACAAATATTTAGATAATCTATGAACACTATATCAGGTTTAAATGATTTCTTTAGGGCAAGTTCATCCATCAAAGATTTAAAATGTCCTGCGTGAGCAGCTGCTGTAGGATATTCTTTGATAATTAGTTGACCATTAATTTTGTTTTGCATTTTAGATGTCTTGTTATCGTATATGTCTTTTGGCATTTCATAAAGATCATCAATAGTTACATCTAATAAGTTAGCGTCAATTCTTTCTGCGATACGTTCTTC